GTTCCCGCACAATTTGACTGTTAACACGGTTATTGTTGTCACTGGCGCTGATCAAAGTGCTTATAACGGTACTTTTGTTGTTAAAACAGTACCCACTGCGTTAACTTTTACTTATACAACGCTGAACAACATTGTTCCTTCAGCTACGCCTGCGACTTCCACAGGTGGATTTATTCACGTAAGTCCATATTCCTGGTACGGCGCAAGCAATAAGATTGGATTCTTTGACCAACAAAATGGTCTTTTCTTCCAATACGACGGTCAAACACTGTATGCGGTTTATCGTAACTCAATCAACCAAATCGTAGGTACAGTATCTGTAACCAACGGTAGCGGCGCTGTAACTGGATCAAGCACTCAGTTTACAACTCAATTGGTTGTGGGTGATTACATTGTTATTCGTGGTCAATCTTACAGAGTTTTGAGCATTGCAAGCGATACAAGCATGTATATCAGCCCTGAGTACCGTGGAACTACGATTGCTAATGCAATTGTTTCACGCACTATTGACCAAAAAGTACCGCAGTCACAGTGGTATGACGTGTTGGATGGTTCTAATTCAGCCTCCAATCCTTCTGGATACAACCTTGACCTCACCAAAGTACAGATGTTCTACATTGACTACTCTTGGTACGGCGCGGGTGTGGCTCGATTTGGTATTCGCACCACTGGTGGAACGATTACTTATATCTACAATTTCCAAAACAACAACGTAAACTACACTGCTTACATGAGATCTGGTAACTTGCCATCTCATTATGAGCAAAATGGTGTATTGCCTATTACCAATATTACATCTAGCGTTGGAGTTAGTGATACAACTATTAACGTGATTAGCACCGCAGGATTTAACCCCGCAGGTAGTACAGCCAGATTTATTGGTAGCGGAACTTCTGGTGTGATTGAGTACTTCACATACACTGGAATTACAAGCGCGGCTAATTCTTCCACAGGTTATCCACAGTTGACTGGTTTAACTCGCGGTACTACTGGTGGTTCATCTGCTACAGCATTCACATACTCTGCAACTGCTCCCGTAGCTGTTGAGTATGCGGCTCCTGATGCGGCGGCGATGTTGTCTCACTGGGGTTCTTCAGTGGTGATGGATGGTGGATTCAACCAAGACGTATCCGCTATTTACAACTATGGTATGTTGACCGCTTTGACTAGCCCTAACAGCACAGCAAACGTGCCAATTATGGCTATTCGCTTGGCTCCATCCGTGGATAACGGCACAGTTGGATTGCTTGGTGTTAAAGAAGTTATCAACCGTCTACAGTTGCAGTTGAATGAGATTGCTGTTGTGACCAACACGACCTATCTAATTCAATTGGTGCTCAACGGTATACCTTCTGGAGCATTCTCTGGATCGTTTGTATCTCCCGTTCAAGGCGGTACAAATACCAGTTCACTCGTTCAGATTGCTGTTAATACAACCAATACCGTTACTATTTCAGGTGGTGAGTCAATTGCGGCTTTCTATACCAATAGCTCAGGTCAAACTGGTTATCCTTTGGCATCTATCTCTGCGATTGGTAACTCTGCCAACGGTGGCGGTACATCTAACAGTGTTCCAACATCTCAATCGGGTCAGTACCCAGATGGTCCAGACATTTTGTACATTGTTGCTACAACGCTCAATGCGGGTGCTTCTAACACCGTCGTAGCTCGTCTCAACTGGCAAGAGTCACAAGCATAATGCCAAGCAAATCACCTGCTCAACATAGGCTGATGGAAGCCGCCGCCCACACAAAAGGTGGGTATGGTGGTGTTCCTCAAAAAGTTGGTAAAGAATTTGTAAATTCTGACAAAATGAAAAAAGGTGGACTATATGAAAATATTCATGCAAAGCAAGAACGTATTGCTCACGGCTCTAAAGAACATATGCGTAAGCCTGGTAGCAAAGGTGCGCCAACTGCTGAAGCGTTCAGAGAGTCCGCCAAAACAGTAAAGAAAAAAGAAGGTGGAGTAAGTCTGGCGGTGGGTAGGGGAGAAAAATTATCTGTATCTAAGGGCGCAGGGCTTACGGAAAAAGGTAGGGCTAAGTACAATAGAGAGACTGGATCTCACTTAAAAGCTCCTCAACCTCAAGGTGGTGCTAGAAAAGATTCATTTTGTGCTCGTATGAGCGGAGTAGTTGAACACTCAAAAGGAGATGCGCCAAGAGCCAAGGCATCACTTAAGAGATGGCATTGCCCAGGATGGTAAAAAATGGCATATTCAGGAACCGTTGGCAATACAGTCATTACTGTACAGCAACTCATTGATCACGGCGCTCGTCGTGCGGGTAAGCTTGCAGAAGAATTAACGGATGAGCAGGTCCAATCTGCTAAAGAATCTTTGTTTTACATTTTATCCAACTTAATTAACCAAGGTATTCAGTATTGGGCGGTGGTTAAGTACGTAATGGGTTTAAACGCCAATCAGTATATATATACTTTGCCTAATGGTGCAAATGATATCCTAAACTGCTTGTACAGAACAATGGATCAACCATCGGGGAGCTATTCATCGAGCGCAGGGGGGGTTGTTGCAAATGTGTATGACGACAATATCAGCACATATTGTCAACAAACATCAGCAAACGGAAACATTTCTGTTTTCTACGGAACAAACCAAAGCACATACATAGGATCTATTGGCTTTATGCCTTATATTTCTGGTGGTGGTAGCCAAACTTGGAATTACACGTTCCAAAGTTCTGCTGATGGCACTACTTGGACTACTTTGTATACGGGGACCAGTGTTACTGTGACCGATTCTCAGTGGATTTGGCAAGATATTGATCCTGGTCAAAATGTTCCATATTACAGAATGGTAGCTTCTGGTGGCACAACGCTATCTTTGCGAGAGCTTTATTTTGGAAATAATGCAAGACTATTGCAAATGTCACGGTTAAATCGTGATGATTATTCAAATTTGCCCAACCAAAACTTTACAGCCAATCAGCCGTATCAGTACTGGTTTGACAGAACAATTCCTCAGCCAACCTTTTACTTGTGGCCTGTTCCAAGCACGAATTTTGTCCAAGCGACCATTTGGTATTCAAGACAGATCATGGATGTGGGTGCGTTAACGAACCAACTGGAGATTCCAGATCGTTGGTTGATGGCAATTCAATCTATGTTAGCTCACCAGATGTCAATTGAACTTCCTGGCGTGGATATACAAAGGATTGGATACCTTGAGGCTCAAGGTGAAAAGTATTTTCAAATGGCTGAACTCGAAGAACGCGATAAATCTCCAATTTACCTGGCCCCGAATATTTCAGTATATACGAGGTAATTATGGCTAAATGGCTTGACACAGAAGGTTATGCAAGTATAGCGATTGCCGTCTGTGATCGTTGTAAGATGAAACGTCCTTTATCTACTCTTAATCCTGACATTAACTTCCCAGGGTTACGGGTGTGTGAGGAAGGTTGCATGGATGAAAAAGATCCATATCGTTTGCCTGCGAGAAAAACAGAACGTATTAACTTAAGGTTCCCAAGACCTGATGAGTCATTGAATGTTCCCAACAATCAATTAATTACGGGTCCGTATAGCAATTCTATAATATCAACTGGTAAGAATACGTCTCCTCCTGGCTTGGTTAATGGTGATGAAGATGAAATTAGTATAGGTTCATAATGGCACAACTACAAATATCTCAATTACCAACCGCATCCACTTTAACTGGATCGGAATTAGTCCCTGTTGTACAAAATGGTGTGACGTCACAGACTACTGTGAGCAACATCATTACATCCCCGTCATTGACTCAGACATTTTTGACAATTGGATCACAACCTAGTTTGCCTAATGCTCGGTACATAGGTGCGGGGACTGGTTTAATTGGCACGGACAATGGGGCGGGTTTAAATTATGTTTTATCCATTACAGGCGCTCCTTTAGCTCTGTATAACAACAGTAATGGTATTCAGGTAAAGACAGGCGCAAACACAATGTCTGCAGTGCAGATAGCTGTTGGGTCTGGTTTGTCTGTCAGCAATTCTGATGGAACAACGGGAAACCCCACTATTTCCCTGAATGGATTTTTATCGACCATTAATAACGTATCTGGAACTGGGTTGTTGGCGGTTGCGGGTGGTTCTACGGCTACATCTGTGACAATTACGGGTGGAACGGGCATATCGGTTACCAATGGTAATGGATCTGGTGGTAATCCAACAATATCTATTTCTCCAACAACGGGCACGGGTAATGTTGTTTTTTCATCAAGCCCAACTATAAACAGCCCTACCTTGGTCACACCGGCACTGGGCACTCCTGCATCAGGAATAATGACCAATGTGACTGGGGTACCTCTCACAACTGGTATAACAGGCGTTTTAGCCGTTTCTAATGGAGGTACAGGGGTTACATCGTCTACGGGTACGGGTAGCGTTGTTTTAAGTGCAAGTCCAACATTTACTGGCACTCCTACTGCTCCTACGGCATCTACTGGAACAAACAACACGCAATTGGCGACCACAGCGTTTGTGGCCAATACGATTGCAACTGGAACTGGTTTAATTACATCGTTTAGCGGTGGGACAACTGGGTTACTGCCAAGTAGTGCGTCTACTGGTGCAATTACGCTCAGTGGCAAGCTTATTATTGCAAATGGTGGGACAAATGCTACGGCTACGCCGACAGCCGGTGCGGTTGCTTACGGAAACGGTACGGCATATGCGTTTACTGCGGTGGGTAGTTCAGGGCAAGTATTGGTTAGCCAAGGAGTTGGTGCGCCTGTTTGGGCATCTGTTTCTGGTACGGGAACGGTTACCTCGGTATCTGTGGTGTCTGCAAATGGTTTTACGGGTACTGTAGCAACCGCCACGTCAACCCCTGCTATAACGCTCTCTACAAGCATTACGGGTATTTTGAAAGGGAATGGCACAGCTATCAGCGCCGCAGTCTCTGGGACCGATTATGCGCCCGCTACGAGTGGCTCATCTATTCTTTATGGAAATGGATCTGGTGGATTTAGCAATGTAACGATTGCAGGTGGATTGACGTTCTCTGGTGGCACATTAACTGGCTTGAGCGGTACAGTTACTTCGGTGGCTCAGTCTTTTACTGGTGGACTAATTTCAGTTGCAGGGTCACCCATTACGTCAAGTGGAACTTTAGCGTTGACGGTTGCGGGGACAAGTGGTGGTATTCCTTACTTTAGTTCAACATCTGCTTGGGCTAGTTCTGCTTTACTTAGTGCTAATGCGTTAATGGTTGGGGGAGGCTCTGGAGCATCGCCTAGCACAATCACAACAGGTACTGGTGTTGTAACTGCTTTAGGAGTCAACACAGGGTCAACAGGTGCTTTTGTTGTTAATGGCGGTGCATTGGGTACGCCTAGTTCAGGAACAGTAACAAATTTAACGGGTACAGCTTCTATCAACATTAATGGTACGGTAGGGGCCACAACTCGTGCATCTGGAGACTTTACAACTTTAAGTGCCAATACGGTTACGAGTACGACTCCTGTATTGTCTTTTAATGCGGCAAATTCTATAGCAACCTTTGGTTCTACAACAGCCAGTTCATACAATCAATTGGTCATTCAAAATTTGAGTGGGACCGCGGGGGCGTCTACAAATTATGTGATTTCTAATGATTTAGGTACAGACTCTAGCTATTATGGTGAGTTTGGAATGAATTCATCTGTGTATAGTGCGTCAACTCCAGTAGATTTTTTTAGTATCAACAATGGTGTTTACTTTTCTGCTCATAATGGTGATATTAGTTATGGATCTGGCACAGCAAATAAAACATATTTAACTTATGCATCTGGTGTTTCATCGCACGTTATCAACAACTCTGGTGCTCTTGGTTTTAATACAAACTTGGGAACAACCCCTGCGTTATCAGGTACAACAGGATTTGGTACATCTGGACAACTTTTGGTAAGCGCAGGGTCGGCGTCTCCCCCTTCTTGGAATAGTTCAATATCCATTACAAATTTAACCACAAGTGGAACGGTTACATTTGGAGGTACAGGTGCAGTAACGCTTCCCGTTGGAACAACTGCTCAACAGCCTACTGCTGTACAGGGTATGTTGAGGTTTAATACAACGACAACTCAATTTGAAGGCTATAACGGTACTGCTTGGGCGTCTGTGGGGGGCGCCGCTATATCAAATGATACGGCTACTGCTACAGCGGTTTATCCTTTATTTGCTAATGCAACATCAGGAACGGCACTAACTGTATATACAAGTAACGCTAAATATTTATATACCCCCAGTACAGGTTTATTACAAGCACCCAATGTAGCCTCTACTAATGGTATAACAATTAATGGCACAACTGTTTCAAGTAATGTAACTTTAGCAACGGGCACAAACGGTTTCTCAGTGGGTCCAATCACAACAGCATCTGGAGTTAGCGTCACGGTGAACTCAAGCCAGAGATGGGTAATCATTTAAGGAAATAACATGGCAAGCACGATAAGCGCAGGAACCACAACAACGACAGCCCTCGTATATACAGCGGATACATCTGGCGTACTTCAGCTACAAACTAATGGTACGACTACTGCGGTAACAATAGATACAAGTCAAAACGTAGGGATAGGAGTTACTCCTAGTGCTATTGCATCGTACAAAGTTTTAGCCATTAATAATTCAACGGGCGGTTTGATTGATTTAATGGTAAATGGAACGTCAACAGGCTATTTATATACTGATAGTGGCGGATTAAAAGTTGAAGGTGTCGGTGCTACACCAATTTTATTTAAAACCAATGGCACAACCGCGCTTACCGTTGACACATCTCAAAACGTAGGTATAGGAGTTACTCCTAGTGCTTGGGGAACCTTAAAAGCAATTGAAATTGCAGGCGGTGGGTCTGTTAGTTCTTACAATCAAGCAACTCAATTAAATGCAAATTGTTATTACAACGGCTCTTCTTATGTAATAAAAAATAATGGTAGTGCGGCAGGATATTTTCAAATTTCGGCTAATCAATTTCAATGGTGGCAAACTTCTGTTACAAGTGGTAACTTTACAGCTACCCAAGCAATGACACTAGATAATAGTGGTAATTTGCTGGTTAATACTAATACAAATAACATTGGTGGAGCTACAGGTAAAACAGCTATTCTTGGAATCTCAACTGGATACGGTTTAGTAACAGCTATGCCATCAAATGGTGGACAATATTACTATCATGGTTTTGGTACTTCGGCTGGGGTTCAAACAGGATACATTGCCTCAACAAATGGAGTAACAACTAGCTATGTTTCATTGTCAGACTATAGATTAAAAGAAAATGTTGCACCAATGACGGGTGCATTGGCAACAATTGCGCAACTTAAACCAGTAACTTACAACTGGAAAGCTGATGGCTCTAAAGGTCAAGGATTTATTGCTCACGAATTACAAGCTGTTGCACCTGATTGCGTAACTGGCGAAAAAGACGCTGTAGATGCTGAAGGCAATCCAGTTTATCAAGGCATTGATACTTCATTCCTCGTTGCTACACTAACATCCGCAATCCAAGAACTCTCCGCAAAAGTAACAGCTCTAGAAGCAAAGGTAGGAGCATAACAAATGTCATCAAATCTTATTACCGCAGACAATGGTGTTAGTTCTGGCGTTACTGGAA